AGCTGGCAAAATCCAATAAACACGATCTGCTTTAGTAAGTGTTCTAATGGTTCGTATTTCACTTTCCGTTTTTACATATTTGTGATCGTTTGATCCCAAACTGATAATAACAGTTTTGGCAACGTAAGGACTTTTACCTACGTTTGAGTTCAACCATTGGTAACTGTTGATGCCGCCTTTGGAATATGAAACACATTCTTGTCGCACCTGGGCTGTGCCTACAGCAATACTGTCACCCATAATTAAACAATCTAACATTATTCCTCCGAAAATTTCAATCATAGATATAGTATATTACCTTTTGAAATTTAAGTCAAGAGAAAGCCCACCGAAGTGGGCTAGGTCTTTATTATCGATTCATCACGTACATAGTGATTTCGAATCCGTAACGCATTTCAACTGCTTCTGGTGTTGTCCACATAATCGTACTCCTTTTAATAAAAACATACTGCACTAGTATGTATCGTTATTATATGACAGAATCACCATAAAACACATAGTGAATATCATTAAAAGAAGTTAGCGATTTTAGCTATTCAACACTTTGGCTACTGAGTTCATAACACTGGCAATGCGACCAATGTCACGAAGCTGTTCAACTGTGTAGCCTTCTTGCTTGAGTGTTTCGTAATGTGCTTTCACACAGAAGTGACACTTGCCAACAATACTAGCGGCTAAACTGAATGCTTCAAAGTTTGACTTGGTAGTTCCGCCATGGCTAGCAATGGCGTTCATACGTAGACCTGCCGGCAATCCCTTTAGTGCTGGATCGTCAGCCATCTCAACAAATGGGTACCACACATTGTTCTGTGCCATAATGCTTGCGGCTGTCATTGCTGAGTCTGCGTGAACCGGAGCATCAGCTAGTAATACAGCCAGTACCTTTCCGTTACCAGTTGCGGCTAATGCGGCTACGGCACAACCCATGGCCACATCAGCATCCAATGTACTACGCAAAAGAACAGCATCAAGATTTAACTTAGTGTCCTTTGCGTAGTCTGGCAACGCTTCTTTGATGGCGTCAATGAATGCCATTATAGAGTCTCTCCGCCTACTGTACGGTTACAAGCACATAGTTCGCCAGTTTGAAGTGCGTCTAACACACGCAGAGTTTCTTCTGGTGAGCGACCGACGTTCAAGTTGTTGACAGTCACGTGTTGGATAACGTTCTCTGGGTCAATGATGAATGTAGCACGTAATGCCGCACCCGCCGGAGCATAGAATATACCAAGCTGGTTAATTAGGCTTAGGTCTTCCATAGTGTCATTATTCCAACGCTGTGTATCAGCGAATTGAAAGTGTTTGATATTTTTTAAATCAGGGTGGGCATTTTGCCAGCTGACTTTACAAAACTCGTTGTCTGTGCTACCTGTAAGTAGAACAGCATCGCGGTCTTCAAAATCCTTAGACAATTTGTCGTAGGCAACGATTTCTGTTGGGCACACAAATGTAAAATCTTTTGGATAGTAAACGATTACTTTCCATTTACCTTCAAAAGATTTTTCTGTGATGTCAAAAAAAGCATCACTGGGCTGACCAGGTTTAACACCTGTTACTGCAAATTTTTCTAGTTTATCGCCAACTGTTTTCATATCTTCTCCTTAGTGTGTGTTTTGAAAACTTAACAACCTATGTTGTATGTGTAAATTATATATCCTATTAGAATACAAAATCAATAGATTTTTCCTAAATATTTTTTAATGATGCTTATAGGAAATTTCAATACTGAGTGTTTGTATAGGACAAGTATATAACAAATATATTGGATCAGTGAAGGGAATGTGGGTTATAAATATTTCATGAAGATAGAAATACTTTTTGAAAATTCAAATTTAGTTACGGTAGAGTTGTTTGATAATCCCGGCATACGAAAATGGTTTGAATTTTCAAAAACTTTAGATTACAAATTTAAAAAATCATTCTTAAGAAGATCTGGACTGATTGGTAATAACAAGAATCCTGCCGAATGGGAAAATGTCCTACAGGCATTTGAAAATTTAAAAGCTATTGAATATAAAATACCGTTTGAAATTTCTCCCAATTTTAACTATGATCAAAAGGTCTTAAATCAAATACACAGATTTTTCACTTATAACTGTATGTGGTGGGAATTTCGTAATCATCAACCTAATCCATTTGATCCCAATTTTCATCCGCCGCCGTTTATTAAAAAATTTAAAGATTGGTTAGCATTAATTGATCCTATAAACGATGCTGTACATAAGTTAGAAAATGTTGTACACCCAAATAAAAATAAATTCCTGTTCGATATATTGCCTTTGGAATTTTTAGATTTTGAAACAGACGCAAGTTCTTTAAATTTCCTAGAATTTACCAAAGAAGAACAACAACAAAATTTTAACTTTATGCAGACTGAAGGTCCAGTTGCTATATTAAATCAATCTATATTAGGTAAAAGTTTTTTACAATCATTTTTTGACAATGATTACCCAAGAGAGCTTGACTGTACAGGACGGTTAGGTTCATTTGGGGGGTTTTGTATCGATGTTAACGAAAATAGAAAAAAAATTTATCAGCACCCTGAGTTTATCAAATGGTTAAAAACTTATAATATTGATCCGAAGACTGTGCCCTACGAATTTGCCATTGGACAAGTTAAGTTTAGTGGCCCGGTGTCGAACAACAGATTTGTAGCAATAAAATTTATAGAATAAAAAACCCGCCGAAGCGGGTTCTGAGTTTCTGTTACGAGGTATGTCTTACCCTAAGCAGTGTTTAGGCTGCTAATGCGAACTGTTCGTCGTTTGCGTTTACGTTGTTTTGCTTTTTACGTCTACTCCTGACGTGCTGTCCACTCTGTTACTCTTTGCCCTGTCGAAACCAATGTCAGGCCCATCATAAAAGAACTAGAGCAAATACTACAAGAACAACAACTACGCCTATTCCTACGTTAGTTAGATCGTCATTCATGCTAATCTCCTTTATGGTGGACCTGGCGGGGGTCGAACCCGCGTCCAGAACACTTTTCTCTTTGCTTCATACAGCAATAACTTATATTTAATACTCTTTTTTAGATTTTGTCAACTATATGTATAAAGTGTTCAATTTGCCGCCTAGATTACCTTTGGGGAATACATTAAATGCTAGACTATAACGGACGATATTGGAATGATTTTCGCCTACTCCGTGATACAGATGGCTAGGAAACATTATTAATTCGTTTACTTTAGGATAGATGCCCCATCCGTCAGCGTTGAATATGTTTAACCTACTTTGGTCTTCGTGTGTTTGATAATTGAATTCAATGTCTATAACATTAGGCCAAAGATTATAGTAACTTTTATCTTTTTCAAATACAATAGCACCGCTTTGTTGATCAACATCGATATAGTACACACCGCTGATCAAACTATTTGAATGTCTGTGGGTGCCGGCAAAGTCTGTTTGGCCGTGCCTATTGACCCAACTGTTTTGTATTTCAAATTTAACTTCACGTGAACAATCTAGCACTTCGTAGACAAAATGTTCTATGCCTTTTACAATGCGTTCTTTTAGAAAGGTTAGCTCTGGCTTTTCTAAAACATATTTGTCTTTGGTGTAGTCACCGTTGTCAGCTGGCATTCTTTCATATTCTAGATTTAGAATAAATTCATGTTCTAGAGAAGTTAATTTAGCCAGTTGGGTTTGGTATAAGGGAATAGCAAATAACGGAGTGACTTGATAATTCATAGAGTCAATTCGCTGTTGCCGCCTTCACCAATTATGCCTCTAGGAAAAACATTGAAAGCTAGACTATAGCGATCTTCAGTTGATAGATTATCCATAACACTATGATTTAATATTGATGGAAATAACAGTAGATCGTTATTTTTTGGATTAATAGCACAGTCAGTGTTATATTCTGTAGTCTTATCAAAGTCTATACAGAATGTGTCACGCCATAGATTGTTATGTGAGCGTTCTTTGTGAAAACCAATAGCTCCAGACCTAGGATTGGTCTTTAGGTAATATACTCCGCTGACCATGCTGTTGCTGTGCCAATGCATTGAGTGATATCCACCAGGCAATGATTTATTCAACCAACTAGTGGTTATTAGCCACTGTTGTTTTCTAGTCACGCCCAACACCTCGTAGACATATTCATCGACTTTTTCTTGTATCTGTTTTTTAAGATTGGCAAATTGTGGTTGATCTAACAAATGTCTTTTAGGTGTTTCTAAGTGTGTAGGGTCAGAATCATTGAAGTTACTAAACTCTGAATTGATCAATATCTTTTCTATTATCGGATCAGGTCCTTTGATTGAAGTCTGATACAACGGAATAGGAAACAGATTGTGCATTTTGTAGGTCATCTGAACCAACCTACCTTTTCTCCGCTGTCTAATCTACGTTGATGCTCTTCTACGCTGCCTGGAAATCTCCAAGCCCATGTAGCTACCAGTGCCATGAATACTGCTGTACTGAATATACCTATAAGTTTAACACCTGTGAAGTACATAATAATTAGGCTAGTTGACATCATAGCTATCATAAAAAATTTCATCTTAGTTGGGAATACACGTTTGGTATTCCAGTTAGTCAAGAATGGGCCAAACAGCGGATGATTATAAATCCATCTATGCATACGTTCGCTGCCTTTGCTAAAACAGTATGCGGCAAACACCACAAAAGGACTATAGGGTATGCCAGGAGTTATAACTCCAATGTAGGCCATTCCTAGACTTAGGAAACCTAATATGTTCCAAAATAATTTTTTCATTAATCACCTACGCAAACGTCTTGAAATCCTGTCTGTATAGCAGGACCTTGTGCTGTAAGATCGGATTCTCTAGCTATGCCTTTACCGTTGACTAGTACGCTACGAGAAGAAGTTACTACAGCATTCCCAAACGCTGTGATAGAACCTTCAAAGGCTATTCCATTGAAGTCCATAATGACGTCTAATGAACCAGAAACCAGTACAGATTCTGCTGCGTCGTTTTGTATTCTAGCTGCGGCTTTACCAGTCATAATTAAGTGTACCTAGTATCTGATTGGGCCCTAAGTACTGTCGCTTCACTTTGAACTACTGTACCTTCTTTATCTGCAGAACGTGCTACAAATGCTGATTTAAATCTATTAAATATTTCACCCGGCTTAAGATCTAAACCAGTGATAAAATCAGTGGCAGCAGTAATAGCTCTATTGGCCTGTGTTGTTACAAATCCAGTAGCTGAAGCTTGAGCAGCAACGTTACCTGCGTCTTGTAATACTGATTCTAATGTAGTTATAAAATCAGCGTTAGATACAGTAACTTCTGGAAGGTTATTTCTTTTTAGTGCTGCCTGCGTTGCAGCTTTATCAAAAGCATTTTTCTTCATCTGGTCAGCTGTAAGAATAAACTGCGTAGCAACACCGGTATTCAATGTTGAAGCAACGCCACTTAAATGGTTAGAAATCTGTTGGAGTCCTGCTCCAGTTTGATCAACCATTTTTTTATCTATGTCTTTTAGTAAACCATTAATGGCTTTTAAGTTATCGGCAGTAGCCTTAGCAACAGAATTTATGCTGTTAGGTACTGATGTCGCTCCAAAACATTGTTCAATGGTATCATCTAGATAGGTAACTGCATTTGTCAATTGATCCATCTTGGTAAAAAGTGTATTAAGGTCATTAGTATAATCAACAACGGTGAATGTACCCGCTCCGCCTGTGGCCCCCATCGTGGTTGTAAGTCTTTCTCCCATCTATTTCTCCTAAATCTTACTATTATTTACACCAGTTTGATTCCGGTGGTACTTTGAATGAATTGATCAGCAAATGATTTATCAGTGGCTTCTGCCATTACTACTGTGTTTTTTAACAGTTTGATTTCTTTGTCTGGATTAACGGTAAACAGATAGGGCATTAGTCCTGGGCCTTGTTGTCCCATGCCTAAAACCATAGGTCGTTTTAACTTATAATAAGTAGCTGTTTCTTCTACCAAAGTAGCTACGATTTCTTCGCCGCTGGTAAGTTTTAATGTTATTACTTCACCTGCCGTAACACCTTTATCAATTAGCATTTGTTAACCTTTTCTTTAGTTCTGTAAATCCGCCCACTAACTCTTCTCCTAGAAAAATCTGTGGCACAGTCCTTGCTGTTGGTACAGCTTCTAGCAAATCTTCTTTAGTGAATCCGTCGCCAATTTTCTTCTCTTCAAATTGGATACCCTTTGCTGTTAACAATGCCTTGGCTTGATCGCAGTAGGGGCAGTTGTACTTACTCCATACAATAGCTTTCATAAAATTTCCTTAAATTGTTGGTAATTCTTCGTAATCAATTTTGTCACTCATGACTCCGATTACATAGTTGGTTGATTCGTTTTCTTGTAACGCAGTTTGTTTTTTGCTGGTATCGCTGTGTTTATTGAACCACGGTATTGGTGTAGTTTTTGGAGCAGGAGAATGATATTTGATACCGACCTCTTTGAGAGCATTAACAGCGGTATAGTCAACAAAGTCTTTGAGAATGGCAGCGTTCAAACCAATCACAGGACCTTTCTTAAACAAATAGTCAGCCCATTCTTTTTCTTCGCGTATAACATCCATGTATAGATTATATACTTCTTGTTCGCATTCTTGTTTAGCTTTAGCGAATCTTGGATCTTCTTTGATTACCTGATTAATCAAAAACGCAGTCCAACCCTTGTGTAATAATTCGTCTTGTAAGATTAGGCTAATAATGTTGCCGTTGCCAATAAAGATCTTGTTTTCTACCATTGCTAGGCTTGTGGCAAATGATACCATAAAGCGGAACGCTTCTAATGCGTAACTTGCGTGTAAGGCCATCCAAATAGCCTTGATATGTTCTTCTTCGGTGATTTTTTCGCCTAGCTCTTTGCGACAATTAATAAGATGTAGTTGGTCATAGTAACTGCCAACACTTGACGCCATATCTACAATTTCTTTAGTGTCGTGAATGGTGTTAAACACTTCTTTAGGCACATTATAAATGTTACGGATAATGTGACTGTAACTACGACTGTGAATATTAGTTTCAAAGAATGTCCAGTTGTAGATTAATGCTTCGATTTCAGGTAAGCTGACTACTGGAGCAAACACTTGACTAGGCCCACGCCCTTGTAAACTATCTAGTGCTGTTTGACGTAACAAGTTACTAGTGAAGATATGTTTGACAGCATCACTGGCATCTTTAAAGTCGTTGGCATCTTTGCTTAGACTAATTTCTTCCGGCACCCAATAAAAGCCACGTGCTGTTTTTTCAAAATCAGAAATTTTATTATATTTTACTTCTTCAAATCTCTGAACAGTTACAGGGCCGGCTGGATCTAGGAACATCTTGCGATGTAAGTAATCTGTCTTTATGTGTAGATTGTATTGTTGTTTGCTCATTTGTATTTTCCTGAAGCAAGAACTATCTTGCAAATGTGTTCTAATCTTTCTATATGTTCGTATGCTCGCCACGGAGTACTATCGATAGCAACTACTCCATGACCTTTGATACCTACAATGTCGTAGGCAATATTTCCGTCTTTATCTAACTTTAAATTACGATGGCACTGGTCACCTAGTTCTTGACTAATAGGAGGTACATCGCCAACATTAGGTGCTACCTTGGTATATCTGCTGAGTTCTGGAAAATCATTTACTACGGTACTTAAATCAATTCCAGCATGCATTGCGGCTACACAATACGTAGGATGAACGTGTACTACAACACGGACATCGTCTTTGTGCTGACCTAATTCTTTTTGTAGGCCAAAGTGTAAAGGCATCTCGCCGCTGGGTTCAAGATTGCCACTTAGGTCAGTTTGTTCAATAACTTCCCAGTTATAATTAAAAACACCAGTACCTACTCCGCTGTTAATTGTTTTCCAGATTTTAATTTTTTTAAACATTTCTGGCTGCATGTTTTGTTTACGTACACCACTAGGGGTAACATAAAAATGATCACGATCGTGGTGACGAATACTGATGTTACCATCTCTACTGGTGATCCAATTACGCTTATAAGCGTCTACTAAAATATCGCAGCAAGTTTCTAACATTATAGTTTACAGCTTTCGCAGTCCTCTTCAATAAATTCTTCTGTTGCTTGTCCTGGTTGTGGCGGTAATTCTTCTGCTACTGCTTTAGCACCTGCCTTATTGATTAGGCTGTAGTAGAATGTTTTCAATCCCCACATATGAGCCTGCATTAGGTTCTTAGCAATCAATGTAGTTGGAACTTTACGATCCGCAAAGTGTGCTGGATTATAGAATGTGTTTGTACTAATTGATTGATCAACATAAGCAGCTAATACTGCTGCGGTTTTAATATAACCATCACAGTCTTTCTGTTCCCACATCAATTGATATTTGTTTTTCAACCTTTGGTATTCAGGTACTACTTGTGTAAAGGAACCGGCTTTGCTTTCTTTAGTAGAGATCAAACTCATAGGCAATTCAATACCGTTAGTACTGTTAATAACAACAGAGCTTGACTCCACAGGAGCAATAGCCATAAGAGTGGCATTTCGTACTCCATGTTCTTTCATCTCCTTGCGTAATATCTCCCAATCAAGTTCAGGAGTAAAGTCGGCTAACTCGTTGACTCCGTGGGCACGTGACTCCCAAGGGAATGTGCCTTGGCCGTATCGGGTATGTGAGCTATGCTGACAAGCACCTCTTTCTTTGGCCAGCTCAACTGTTGCTTCTGTTAGGTAATAGGCCTGATGCTCCATCCATGTTTTAACTTCTTGTAGAGCATCTTTTTCTCCATAACGTAAACTACGTTTGGCGTGCCAGTAGGCTAGATTTGTAACTCCAATGCCTAATGGCTGTATCTCATCGTTACTGAGTTTGCTCTGTATCGACAAGAAGTCTTGGTAGTCAAGGATGTTACACAGGCTACGCTGTAGAACCCTACAGGCTCTACGCATGTCCTCTGGATTTCGGAACGATCCCCAGTTGATAGATCCCAGTGTACATAACGCTATGCGACCACTATCGTCGTCGAGTCGTTTAAAGGGACGTGTGGGTAATAGGATCTCACAGCACAGGTTACTCTGATATATCGTATGATATTCAGGATCAAAGGGTCCTTGATTCATTACATTATCAATAAACACCAAATAGATGCGACCTGTGTCTGTGCGTTCTTTCAGTATACCACCCTTGAAAACTTCTTCGGCACTGATGACTTTCTTTCGAAGATCTTTACGTTTTTCATATTTTACATACAGCTCTTCAAATCGATCAGTGTTCTGATAAAATGCTTCATATAAATCTGGTACTTCGTTTGGATCAAAGAAAGTTATGTTTTCTTTGTTTTTAAATCTTCTCCAGAACATAGCGTTAAGCACAACCCCATAATCCATATGACGGACTCGGGTTTCTTCTGTTCCTTGGTTGTTCTTAAGTACAATAAGGTCATCAAACTGATGATGCCAAATAGGATAGAATACAGTAGCACTAGCATTACGAATGCCTCCTTGTGAACATGAGCGTAGATCACCAAACCATTTCTTAAGGAATGGAATCATGCCTGTGTGCATAATCTCACCACCACGGATGGGACTGCCTAATGGACGTAGTCGTCCAATCTCTAGGCCAATGCCTGCTCGCTTGCTGGCATACTTGGCCATCATCTCCCCACTAGCAAATATGCTATCCAGATCGTCGTCACTGCGGATAAGAACACAACTAGAAAACTGTTTAGTAGGAGTCCCAAGCCCAGCCAGCACAGGAGTAGCAAGAGTAAACAAACCATCTGAAGAACAGTTGTAGTACTCTTTGATGTAACGCATACGGGCCGAGTTAGGTTCTTCCTTATGAAAGACCGTAGCGGCGGCCACCATATATCTAACTTGGGGAGTTTCATAAATTTCCTTTGTCGCACGATTGCGTACCAAATATTTTTCAATCAACTGTTCGATGGCGGCATACGAGTACAATTCGTCTTTTTCGTGATCTATGATCTCGTCCATCTTGTTCCAGTCATCTTCACTGTACCATTCAAGAAGTTCAGGAGTGTATAATCCTGTAGCAACATTTGTCTTTACGATATCATAGAGGCGGGGAGGATTGTATTGGCCATATACATCCTTACGTAGCATTGACAAACGTTGTTTGCCTGCTACATATTGATAATTGGTGTGACCTACATCTGGATTGTGTTCAATGTCAATAAGGTCTACAATAGCTCTTAGAGTTAAGGAATCTATTTCTTGTGTTGTTATGCCATCATAGAAATGTGGACTAGCTTTAATTTCAATCATTGATTGACTGACGTCTGCTATTCCACTACATACTTTTGTAATCTGTGCCTGCCACTTCTCTAGTGTCAGTGGTTCTTTGGATCCGTCTCTCTTTACTACTACAATACTATCGTTCATTCTTGCCTCTAATTTTCTTTCTTTTGTCGTTGAGGTAGTATTTATAACATCCTCATACTGGGTAAATTTTATTAGATCCATGTGTGAGCTCGCCCGTGTTAGTGACTTCCCTATGAAAAAAATTCAATACATCGCGGTCATTAACTACTACGATATATCTTTCTTCTCCGGAAAACATAGACGTATGTATCTCTACTTTTTGGCTCTTAAAACGTTCTGTTAATGTCAAAGTATAACACATACCCAATGCGATAACAAG